CAGGCGATTTAGTAGATGATAGTTTTCCACCAATAGCCGCGGCAAGTAATGGGTCCATTTCTCCACCAGTAGCGGCGTGTTGCCTACCCTTGTGTTCACTGTACCAACCAGCACCACGAGGTAGTTCTCTCTGACCCGTAACAGTACTACGCATTAGAGCGTTATTCTTGGCTTGAGTAAGTAACTCAATCCGTGATTGAGTAGCACCTTTTAATGTAATTGGCTTATCTTTAATGGTTGGATCAGCCAGCATATCTTCCATATTTCGTTTTGATAATTCATACTTTGCACGACCTTCTTCTTTCATAGAAGAAGTAGCAAGTCGTGTGTCAATGTCAGCAATAGCCTGAGGAAGATTTGATCTGACATTTCCTAAAGGGCGCAACCCTGCCGAGATTGAACCTTGCTGTTTTTTAGTAAAGTCTTCCCACATTGCAGGCCGATCAATACCTGCCGCTCCGCGTCGTGATTCTCTCTCAACCATTACAGAACCTTAAACTTTCCTGGGGTGTATAGAGCATGACCAAACTGACCAGCAATATAAGAAGGCTTATTAGACTTATAGCGGTTATAAGAAGTCACGCCCTTACGGCGCAATTTATTAGAATCAAACTTCTGTCCTGGATTAGTGATCATAGATTTACCGTATTTACGGCCCTCTAGGTCTAACTTCTCAGACTTGAAGTTTTGCATTGGGTCAATAATGAATTCACCAATACCTGATGCGTAGCGGGGCATATTTAATGACCGCTTACCACCCAAGGGGCTAGGTACGAAGGGGCTAGAAATCTTGGTGGCAACACCAAAGTTTTCAGCGCGCGCCGTAACTAGTTCATTACCTTTTTGGACGCGACGAAACATCCCCGCAACTGCTTCATAAGTAGACAATTCCGGAGATGACCCAATCGTGCCACTCGGTACTGGGCCAGTTACCGAGAAACCCTCGGCAGTGCCCATGATCAGTCGTAAACGACTGTTGGGTTCGGGCGGTTCATGTGACCACCCGTGTTGTACGAGTATTCAAATTGCGGGATAGAGTCTCCAGCCATTGAACCCTGTACAAATTCACCGAGTACACCTGGGGCTTCAATCCACGACGCTGACCCAACATGGGCGCGCTCGCGCATTGTTTCCTCAGCGTACTTGTAGAACATCTCAGGGTTGTTATGGTTCTGTCGCATGGGCGACGGAGCGGTGTCCTCATAAGCACCAACGCCGAAGTCATAAGGGACATCGGTATCGGTGGCTACGCCTTCTTCAAAGCGGAGCGGGCCACGGTTACCCGGGATGCTTGGGGCGTACGAACGCTCAAACACTGGGGTGCCTTTTTCTGGAAACATGGGAACAGGTGCAACTGCCATCTATGGATTCCTCCTAGTAGGGGTTTATCTCCACTTATCGTAGCATAGTTTACCTGTAAAAGGGAGAGTTAAATGACTCTACCATTGGCATTACTTCTAGTGCTGTCATACTACAAGCAATTGCTAGTGAATCGGGGTAGTCGTCAAACGCACCCTTTTCATCAGGGGCGGCTGCTAATAGGTATGGACCGCGGTAAATCTTTTCAAGGTCACACATCTGTTGGTTGAACTTCTTCCATGATCGGGTGCGCCGAGCCTTGGAGTGTCCAGGAATAATCAACTGTTCCCGTTGCATTAACTCGGTTAGATGGACCCATCGCTCGTTCTGAGTCTTGGCATCAGACGAGACAGCCAACACCTCAATCTCAGGGAGCAAGAGTTGTAGACGCTCGGTGACAGCGCCACCCACACCTTGGGAGTCCACACCAATGCGGTAGACATCAAAGTTACGGATGAAGTCAATCATCTCAAAGTACTGCTGTTCCCACTCAACATTGTTAATTTCTAGCCAGTCAAGGACGCGGTGCTCAAAGAAACCAAACCCATCAGGGTGGTCCCAGTCAACCCATACGGCTGTAGCCACGGTGGAGTCATTGGTTCGCGCCACATCTATGCCCATTACAATGGGGCTACGCCACCACTTCTTCACAATAGCCATAGACGGGTCGTAGAGGCGCTCTAGGCGCTCCTCGGTAACAAACATACCCTTTTCCAAAATCCACTTGTTGCAGTAGGACATTTGGAACTCGTCAGAGTCTTCACCAATACGGGTCTTTTCCTTAGCAATGAACTTGCCGTAGTTATCGTTGTATTTAGCGGCAACTCGCCAGTCGTACTCAAAGTGTGCCTGTCTGTGGCCCCGTCTGGCGTTTGTGTCACGGCGCTTATTAAACTGGATCATCTTATAAAAGTAAGACTTATTCCTAGTAGCCGTGCCCGTAAGAACAATAGAACCGTTGTTGAACGCCAACATTGGCTTAATTGACTTAGAAATCATGAACTCGTCAGCCTCTTGGGCTTCGTCAATCATGACGAAGTGGTAGGTCTTAGATTCAATCTTTGCCTTAGGGTTACAGGTCTGCATACGGCAAAGCGATCCTGACTTCTTCAGGCTAATAATACGACCCTTACCTCGGGCGCCACCTGATGCTGCTTTGTCGTCAATCTCGGGATCAAGCAGGAAGTTCATGGCGTGTTCGCTGGTCAACTTACTGACGATACGACCGAACACGGTGTCAGCCTGATCCTCAACGGGGGCAAACACACCACACCAAAAGCCCTTCTCAAACTTACCCAGCCATGTTGGGTAGACCTTGGACAGGCGCGGGAGAATGACCATCATGGATGCCATGACATTAGAAAGAACCTCAGACTTACCAGACTGACGGGTCGCAACAAGGGTTAGTTCCTCACCGTCACCAAGGACGATTGATTCAATGATCCGATAGGCAATTGGGACCTGATAAGGGAACAGGGTGACATTACAGAACTCTTCGGTAAATACGATTAACTTCATGACCAGTTGGTCAACGAATTCCGTAGATGTTTCGTCTAGTTCTTCCTCTTGATAGTCACCAATATCTTCGTTGTATTCCGTATCTTCAATATCTGATTCTTCACTCATAAGAGTAAGTATAAAACAAAAAGCAACATAGGGTTACTTACTGATATCTCTGGAGGCGATTTCTTTTAATATCTCGTGGAATACTTCAGCGGCCTGGAGTACTTCATCGTTAGTACCATCTCGGTAGCGCCAGTTATCAAATGACTGGCAGGTATAGATCAGGCACTGCTCTCCCCATGTGGCTAATTCTGACTTAGTCATCTTTTGGAGTCGGGCAATCTTTGGGAGATCAGACTTAGGCTTGCGTCGCATCATTTCCAGTCCCTGATTTCTTTTGCTTTGTCTTTAAGGAAGCGCCCCTGAACAGCGGTCATCAGACCATCATCGTCAGACATGTCAGAACCTACCTTAGAAATACCAATTTGGAAGGTATGTTTCCGAACTTTTATTTGGATGCCCTTACCGATGCGCCAGGGCGCAGATGTTTGGCGCATAAAACCAGATGCAATAAACGGTGTACCCGCAGGTACCACATCTCTACAAATCCAATACACAGGACCCACCGCCTGGACGGCATTCATGGTATCCCTGAATATTAGAAACGATATAAAACAACTAATTAATATGGCTATACCTGTCATTTGGGACATAAGGATAACGCTTACTACCACCCAAACAATTGACGCCAACCATGCTGACATGGCTAGAAATGCTCTCATTGTAATTCCTTGTTGTTAGACGGGCCAACTACTCTTAGTATATCCAAATGGTTCAAGAATCTGCCTAATACCCTTACCCTTAGAACTGTATTCACGGTAATTGCGGTAGATGTCTAATGGCATGGGTCCATACTTATAAACGCCACTGGTGGCTCCAGCGCGGTTACGAAACATAACATACGCATAGCCAAGGATGTTATATGACGATCCGCCCTTAGAGCGGTCAGTCTTAGCGATCCTAGAGAACTGCTTAGAAAGGATACTTAACCCCTCATCAACGCTGTCCCCAATGCCCATGTCTTCAGTTATTTCATCCTTAGTAGCAACGGGAATGAACACATGGGCCACGACGCAAGAACTCTTGGTCGGACCCATGTAGTACTGATCTACTGGTTGTACCCAGTAGACACCAAAGTCATCACCGCTAGGTATGAGTTCATTCATACCTGCGTAGAGGTTTGTGGGTGGGAGGCGAGCGCCAGTGGTCTTATCAATGCGACCAGTGGAACCGCCGTCTTCTTTACCTTGTTCTAATCTATCCCAGACGCTTTGAGCGCCTGGGCCTAATCCTCTTTTTTTAGTCGCCACTATTTATCAGCCGAACATGGCTTTCCATGTCGTAGGCCCAACGACACCATCATAGGTAAGACCCTTAGACTTCTGCCAGTTACGGACAAGTTCATGGGTCTTGGCGCCAAAATCACCATCGGGCTTTGCCCCAACGATTGCCTGAACTAACTTGACGGCGTCACCCTTTGAACCCTGCTTAACGGGTGTTCCTGGGTAGGTAAAGGTAAGTGCTCCTGCGGCTGGTGCTGGGGCAGAAGCAACTGGTGCGGGAGCAGGTGCGCCATTAGGCGCACTGTCACCAAGGCAGTACTGCCAGTGCCATGCCTCAAACTCTTTTGACTTTGGGTCTGAACCCTGCAAGTAGAAACCGTACGAGGGGGCATTGGCACACATCCACTCAAAACAAGCGCCACCCATTGATGCGGTCTTTCCGCCCTGATCATAACCAAGGTCAATAGCAAGACCCCAACCATGGTTAGAACCCTTGAGACCAGTGGGGTCTGGAGCGGCTGAAGGGGCTTTGCCCTTCTTGAGGTACCAAGTCTTACCCTCGTACTTACGAGTAACGCCAGTGCCAGTATCTTCCGTGACATAGCGATCCATGAACATAGTCAACTGACCTTCAAATGAGCGGTAGTCGCCCACATTCTTCAACTTGAAGCCAGCGGCAAGAGCGGCGTCGTACATCTTGTTGAACTGCTCTGCGACTGGTGCATACATCTTTCCGCCAGTCTTAACGGGAGCCAAAACACTCGGGGCTAACTGA